AAGATTCGCAGGTGTGGTCGCTGGAGTTTGAATTTTCGGACGACCATGCGCCGCGGGACGCCAGGAAGCCCACCGCGGAAGTAGTGGCCATGGTCTATGACGCCACGCTGGCGATTGTCAGCGTGTTCCTGCCCGACGACCTGCCGGAGTTTGTGCGCTCGCAGATCGAGGCGGCGCACGACTGCTACCGGCAGGTAATGAACGAGGAGCCAATGTCCATCAAGGCGGCAGCGGTGGAGCGGCGCAACCGTATAGCGGCTGCCCAGTCGCACGACAAATCGCCGCCAGAGAAGGTAGTCAAGATTAACCCAGCGGCGATGGTCAAGATTAACCCGGCGGCGATGCCAGACGCACAGCCAGCACAGCCCGTGGCGCAGACTAACCTGTGGCTGCCCACCAAGGCCGGCGAATGGCGGCGGCACAAGGTCACCTATCTGGCGTTCTACCGGCGCGAGCCTGGGTCGCTGGATGCCCGGAGCTTGTGGCTCCAGGAGCTTTCGCCGCAAGGCGGGCTCCTGGGCGAGCCGTTCAAAATTTGCGGCGACATGCGATGCACCGGCGCATGGGTGTGCGTAGCCGACGAGTGGGAGCGGGCCGTGCGATACCCAGAGTCGCCGATGCGGGCCACCGAGTGGCAGCACGCCGAGCACAACAAGCGGATCGGCACGGCACTGGGCAAGCTGGCTCCCAAGGGGACGTACATCTGCACCGTCCTGGAGGATATCTGGCGGGCCGAGACGCTGGAGGGTGCCGAGTTTGTAGCCAAGCAGGCCCACGACCAGATGCGCCGCCTGGGGCTGTGGGGCGGACCGCGGACGTACGTTCACACCCTGGAGAAGCTGGCCGAAACTGCCAAGGTAATAAAGACCCACGCATGGCTGCAGAGGTTCCGTGAGGCTGACTACGCCAACAAGTACCACGAGCAGAGCCCGGATGCGTGCCGGCAGATTGCCGGCTACGTGGACAAGTTCCTGGACGCCGTCATCGCAGGCGGCAGCAACCTGGACGCCATGGCTGAGGCGGCGGCCACCGACACGCCGGCCAAGCACCCGATAGAAGACCTGCACGATTACGTGGGCGCAATGATCCGGCACAACGTGAGGCACAAGACCAAGCAGTTCAACATTGGCGACATGACGTGGACCGATATGTGCAAGCACCTGCTGGAGGAGGCCGGTGAAGTAGATCGGGCCGGGCACGCCAGCGATTGCAGGATCGAAATGGGCGACGTGCTGGGCGTGCTGATCCACATGTCGCACTTCCATCGCATGAGCGTGCAGCAGCTATGCGCCAACGCCCAGGCCAAGCTACTGGAAAGGTTTGAGCCAGCACCACTGCCGCCAGTACCGCTGCCCGCCGCCACGTGATAGACTGCCGTTCACGACGGAGGCACCGATGGCGACAATGTACAAGGCCAGCCTGGACTGCATCACATTCGTGGATGCAATTGGCCAGAAGATGAACCATGTCCCCAGGGACTTCATGCGCAAAACCGGGGCCACGGCGCTGCCCATGGCCAAGCGGTCCGTGGCCCTGCAGAAGGTGTTCACGGAAATCCATCAGCGTTTCGCCAAGGGCGACCACCGCATCACGGAAGTGGAGATCGGCGAAATCGCCGAGTTAGCGCAGTGGCTGCACAACCTGCACGCGGAAATGAATCGTCAGCCGCCCAAGCAGCTGACGGTTCACGCGGAGAATCTGATCGTCCGGGAACGGATCATCGGCTGAACTCCAGCAGCGGCACCCAGAACGACGCGGAGCGGGCGCTATCGGCGCTGCTCCCGCTGGCGGCCGAGTTCCAGGCCCGGTTTGCCCAGGCGATTCAGGGCAAGGAAACCGGGTCGGTCCTGCTGCGTGTCCAGTACGACCGCGGGCGGGTCACCGAAATGGAAATGAGCGCCCACGACCGCAAGCATGTAAAGCTCCGTGGCAAATAAGCTCTTGACAGGCCGCCGCCTGTTCGCGTAGAACGGCACTCCGTTGGCCTGGGGCTGTCATCTTGACGGCAGCAACCAGCCGGGCGAAGTCATAACCCGGTCGCAACGTCCGAGCGTGAAGTCGATCACGCTGCGCGTTCCGACCGGGTTTTTTCGTTGCAAAACGGAGTCGGCTGTGGGCATCAATTACACGTTCTATCTGGGCAAGGGCAGCGCTAAGCTAGGCCACCGCGAGCTCAAGATTTGGGACGTGGGGCAGCAGCCGCGGGTGGAGCTGTACAACAGCAACCTCACCAACACCGACGAAACGGTGACCATCGAGCTGCCCGAAAATCGGGTCTGCGAGTTCGAACTGGTGGACTATTCGCTGGGCGGCATGCGCGGCCAGCCCACGTCGTTTGGTTTCAGTACCAACGCATCACACGTGTCGTTCCGGTCGGGCGATGCCCGCGTGATCGCCATCGAGGAAACCAGTTCCAGCAGCTCGCTGTCCAGTAGTTCCAGCAGCAGCAGTTCACTCAGCACGCTGTCCAGCAGTTCCAGCCCGTCCAGCTCGAGCAGCTCGCTATCCAGCAGCTCCAGCCTGTCAAGCTCCACCAGCTCGCTATCGAGTTCAAGCAGCAGCACCAGCTCAAGCAGCCCGTCGCTGTCCAGCAGCTCCAGCAGCGAGAGCCGGTCCAGCCAGAGCAGCAGCACCAGCACGAGCAGCAGCAGCGAAACCGTCAGCAGCTCCAGCAGCAGCAGCCTCAGTTCGGTGTCCAGCAGCAGCTCGTCCAGCCTGTCATCGTCATCGTCCACCAGCAGCACAAGCTCGATCAGCAGCAGCAGTTCGGAGACGGTCAGCTCCAGCAGCAGCAGCTCGCTTAGCAGTGTTTCATCGAGCAGCACCAGCAGTCTGTCATCGAGCAGCACCAGCTCGATCAGCAGTAGCTCGTCCAGTAGCAGCTCCACCAGCAGCAGTTCAAGCAGCTCGCTGTCGTCAAGCTCGCACTCGTCCACGTCACCCAGCTCAGAGTCCTCGATCAGCAGCAGCAGCACCAGCTCGCTGTCCAGCTCATCGAGTTCCACCAGTTCCGGTTCATCGTCCAGCTCAAGTTCCTAGGAGAATTGAATCGTGGCACTCAAGAACATCAACATGGACTCCGTCGTTCGTGGGGTCCTGGAAGCACGGGCCGGGGTGCTGCAAGGGCTCCTGGACGTGGCCGATGCCAAGGTCAAGGAGCTTGGCCTAAGCGGCGGCAAGGCGGCGGCCGAAGTGGCCAAGCACCGCCGCGGTCCCCAGAAGGGCCAGCCCAAGGGCAGCAGCAACTTCAACGGCCGCAGCATCGTGGGGTGGATCGAGTCCATCACGGCCGGCGACACGCCGGAGCTGACGCAGGCCCACGCCGACCTGCTGACCATGCACGCCACGCTGCTGTCGCGCGGGATGCGGCCCACGCCCCAGGATGAGGCCAAGCCGCTGTCGTAAGCCCCCAGGCCGGGGCATCGGGTTTCAAATTCCAGACGGGTCGAGCACACATGGCAACCAAAAACGAGCAACTGCTGAACGCCATCCGGGAGCGCAAGGGCATCGGCCGGCGCGTATGGGACGGCTTTCTGACGGCGGACAAGTTCGTGGCCACCGCGGCCCAGTGCGTCGGCGTCGGCATGTGCCAGAAGTATTTCCAGGTGCCGGCCGGCGGCTGGGCGCAGGTACAGAAAAAGGCCGGCGACCAGCTGGTGTATGCCGGACCGCAGCTGGCCCTGGAAGGCAAGCTGGCCACGGCCAGCAGCGAGATCAAGAAAATCCTGGGCAAGAGCGACTTGCCGGATCACACCCTGATGGCGTTCACCCACGTGCTCACCACGTCGCGGGAGGATCGCGATGGTGACGTGCTGGAAACCAAGGGCGCGGTGGTGGATGCCAAGATGCCGCTCCTGTGGCAGCACATTCACACCCTGCCCATCGGCAAGGCCATTGCCATTGTGGAGCACACGCCCGACCTGTTGCGCATGGCCACCGTCCTGCTGGACATCAACGAGCTGACCAGCGACGCGGCCAAGCTGATCGAGGCCATGGCGCTCCGGTTCAGCCACGGCTTCCGGGCCATGGAGTTCGAAGAGCGCAAGGACGCCCCAGGCTTCCGCGTCATCAACTACGAAATCATGGAGGAGTCGCTGGTCAGTGTGCCCAGCAACGTGGACGCGGAACTGGAGCTGTTTGGCAAGGGCAAGCTCAAGTCCGAGGTTTTCAAGGCCCATGCCAAGCACCTGCGCAGCCTGCAGCCCAAGCGGTTCCGCAGCGGGTATGCCGTCACGCAGCAGATCGGCGATTACCGCCACACGATCAAGGCCCCGTCGCTGGCTGGGCTGCTGGAGGCCAAGGCGGCCCTGGAGGCCAAGCCGGCCGACGAAGCCGCGCCGAAGGCCGCTCCGTGCGGCTGTGGCGGCAATAAGGCGGCCGACTGCGGCTGCGGCGGCCACCCGGCTGGCGGCAAGGCCGAAGAATCAGGCAAGGCCCCCATGAAGCGGGACGAGTTCGCCACCGAGATTGACGCCGAATCACGCGGGGAAGTCCTGGGCTGCCTGGGCTGCCACCAGATTGGCAACGGCAACTACATGCCCTGCGCGTCACCGGAGATTTACCAGCAGTATGCCGGCCCGGTGGAGTCGCTGCCCAAGCCGGCGGCCAGCACCGAGCCCGGCGGAGTCAAGGGCATGTTCAAGATCGGCGATGGCGTCAAGGTGATTACCAACAGCAAGGGCGACATGGACGCCGAGGGCAAGATCGCTGCCACGCATGCCGGCCCCGTGTATGCCGTTCGGTTCGGCGATGGCATTCGCCAGTGGTACACCGACGACGAGCTCAAGCTGACCCAAGGCACCGATGGCGACCTGTCGGAACTGAACGAGGCCGGCGCGCGGCCTGTGATTAAGAGCATGGCCAAGGACAGCCGGAACATCACCCGCAAAATGTTCGACGTGGCCACCGAGCGACTGGAGCCGGCCAACATCGAAATCGAATGGGCGGCCCGGTTCATTGGCTGCGGCGTGAAGGACCTGCAGATGCTGGCCACCGGCACCGGCGGTCCCATGCGTGGCGGGTTCATGAAGGCCATGGATACCGTGACGGCCGGGGCCAAGGTGGCGGACACACGCAACCTGGACCACCAAGGCACCGAGCGCCCGCCCGTCCATGAAACCGTGGAGATCAAGAGCACCGAACGGGCCACGTTCCTGACGGAAGGCGTCCGGTTCTATGTCGCCGCGGACGGCTGGAAGTACGTCATCCGCACGTACGAATCATGGCATGGGCAGGATTACATCCTGTACACCGAGGACGCGGCCAAGGGCCAGCAGCTGATTGACGACGCCTGGACGTGGTTGGAAAACAACAACCCGTTAAAGGGCGAGGCGTTCGCGCTGGCTGGCGGGTTCCTAAAGCGGACCGGGGCCAAGTGGGACGACGTGTTCTTGAACGAGAAGAACGAGAAGGCGCTGAAGCGCACGGCCCGGATCATCAACGAAAAGGGCAAGGCCGCCGCCAATCGCGGGATCATCATGGCCGGCCCGCCCGGCACCGGCAAGACGCTGTCGGCCCGCGTCATGATGAACGAGTGCGACGCCACGTACATCTGGGTGAGCGCCAAAGACTTCTACAAGCTCGGCCAGTACGGCTGCTTCACCATGGCGTTCGATCTGGCCCGCAAGCTGGGGCCATCGGTGATTCTGTTTGAGGACATCGACAACTACATCCACGATTACACCGTGGACTTGCTCAAGTCAGAAATGGATGGCCTGTCCCAGAGCAGCGGGGTCACCACCGTCCTCACCACCAACTTCCCGGACCAGCTGCCGTCGGCGCTGGTGGATCGGCCCGGCCGGTTCCACGACGTGCTGGAAATCCACCTGCCGGACAAGGCGGTGCGCGTGAAGATGCTCACCAAGTGGGCGGTGGGGGCCAGCGAGGACGCCATCAATGCGCTGGCCGACGAGACGGAAGGCTTGAGCGGTGCCCACCTGTTTGAGCTGGCCCACTATGCCAAGACCATCCAGGACGAGGACGGCGGCGAAGTGGACGACGCCCTGGTCAAGGCGCTGGCCAAGGTGCATGAGCAGCGGGAGCTGATCAACACCAATCAACTGGCCGGCAGCAGCTACCGCCCGCGCCGCGAAGCGCCCGTGCCGGCAACCAAGTCGGTCGGCTCGGCCACCGTGGAGATCGCGGTCGATATCAAGGCCGGCCGCGTCCTGTCCACCCGCAATTACAACCGGCTCAAGGAATGCCTGGACGACGTGGATGAGCTGCTGGCCATGGAGCTCAGCCGCCCGGCCAAGGCCATGGCCGAGATCATGGACGAGGCCACCCCGGCAGAAGATGCCCCGGAGGAAGCGGAGCCCAAGGCCGCCGATCCCATGGCCGCCGCGGAAGTCCTGCTGTCCAGCGAAGACCCGGTCATGCTGGAGCGGGTGCGGCACGCGATTGACACCGTCCTCAAATCACACCGCGCGGCCAACAAGGCCGCCAAGATGAAGAAGCTGTTGCGCCGCCAGTAAAGCGGCTGTTTCGTTCCTGAATGCTGGCCGGACAAACCGGCGGCGCAAAGTCCGAAGGAGAACCTGTCATGAAAATCACCACAGCACTCAAGAAGTTCCTGGTCGAGAACGGCTTGGCGGCCAACGCCACCGACGAGCAGGCCAAGGCCGCGGCTTCGCGCCTGCTGATCACGGACGCGCTGACCCAGGAGAAGTTCCTGGAGCTGACCGCCGAACCGGAAGCCGACTTGGCCACCAAGTTGGAGAAGGGGCTGGACGCGCTGGCCAAGCTCGGCGAGCAGAACGCCGCAGCCACCGCGGCTGCCACCCTGCCCAACATGGGCAAGGCACTGGCGGAAGGCGGCGAGAAAGGCGCTGCCGGCACTGTGGTCCGCGTCAAGCGCGCCCACGAGTGGTACAGCGACAAGCGTTCTGAGCTGCGCTATCCCATGCAGGACAGCCGCGGCACCAAGCACCCGTTCGCGGGCCAGCTGGTGGGCGAGGGCGAAGGCCCGCTCAAGCGCGTGATTCAGCAGTCCTCGCAGCGCGATTCGGCGGTGTGCGGCGCGTACGTCAAGGCCAGCTTGCAGCACTGCAAGGGTCTGCCGCCGCAGCTTCGGCTCACGGACCACGACAAGGATTTGCTCCAGTTCGCGCTTGCGGAGCTGGAGTGGGGCGGTCAGTCCACGGCCTTGGGCGAAAAGTTCGAAGGCTTTAACAACCGCAAGCTCACCGAGCTGGAGCAGAAGGCTGTTCTGGATGACGTGACCAGCGGCGGCGTGGAAGCGGCCCCCATCGTGTTTGATGACATGCTCATCACCACGCCGCTCCTGTACGGCGAGCTGTTCCCGTCCGTCAACGTCGTGCCCATTGCCCGCGGTCGCCGGATCGAAGGCGTGTCCATCGGCAACGTCACGCTTACCAGCGGTGGCGCGGACAACACCAACATCACGCTGTTCACCACGACCAGCTTCATCGCCGCGTTCGACACCAACATTTATGTTTGTGACGGCGCGATCGAGATCGGCCTGGACTTCCTCAGCGATTCGCCCATCGACATCGTGGGCGAGGTCAATCGCCAGTACGGCATTCGCCAGCTGGCATGGCTGGATGAGCAGGTCGCGGTGGGCGACGGCACCACGGAGCCGGAAGGCGTCACGGTGTCCGGCGGAACCACGAGCGTGGCCGGCGGCAGCGCCGCGCCCACGGTCGGCGTGTACGAGTCGTTCTTCTTCGGCGTCACGAAGAAGTACAAGCAGGGCTATCCGGCCGACCGGATCATGTTCTGCGCCAACGAGACGACTTACCAGCGGGCACGCGCCATCGCGGTCGGTGCCTCGGATGCTCGCCGCATCTTCGGCATGACCCACGGCGACTACATGCTCATGGGTCACAAGTACGCCATCGTGGAGGCCATGGCCAACACCCAGGCGTTCTTCGCCAACATGGCCCGCTATCGCATGTATCGCCGGCTGGGCATCACCGTTCGGGCCACCACCGAGGGCCAGACGCTGGTTCGCAAGAACCTGCTCATGATCTCGGCTCGCGCCCGGTGGGGTGGTCAGCTGGAAGACGGCGGCGCGGCTGCGTACAGCAGCACGATGCAAGCCTAAGCGTAGTGGCGCGGCCGGCAGTCCTGCGGGACTGGCGGCTGCAAGACTGGCGGCAGGGGACGCCTTCTCCGCGGCTCCCCTGCCGCTCTTTGGTTAAAGGGCTATCGCAAGCGTCCATGCGAGGGATAGAATCGCCGCAGCCGGCCGAATTTACGGCGGCATCTATCTTTCCGCGGAGACTTTCGGAATGAGTAACGCCACAGCCACAGCCACGACCCCGCAACCGCAGCAGGAGCACAACCTGCCGCCGCCCTTCCAGGTGGAAATGGGCGATGATCGCGGGCGTGTCATCACGTTTGACCACATGCGGCTCCGCCTGCGCGGCCGCTGGTCGCGATCCATGTTCGTGGGCCGCGACCTGGGCTCGGTCCTCAACAAGATGCCGGACATCCCCGGCCTGCGGATCGCCATTCACCCCACCCGCAAGTCGATCCGCATTTACGATCCGCTCGAGGAGGATCAGTCCCGGCTGAAAGAGATCAACGACGCGGCCACCACCAGCGAGAGCGTCATGCTCAAGTCGGTGTTCGCCAAGTTCGTCCACGTGCCGTCCGTCCAGCACGACGACCTGGACGATGACTTGCTGGTGTCGATCATGCTGGAGATTGCCCAGAAGGTGTACGGCCCCAGCCCGTGCATGATCCAGGTGCAAGCCCGTCCTGGACGAGACGGCGGGAAGGTCCCGACCAAGGACGAGATCAAGGCGCTCCAGCAGTCCGGGGCGCTCAAGGGCCGCGAGATTTTTGATCCGTGGTCCAACAGCAACGACAAGCCCAAGTATTGCGACCAGTTCAAGCAGTGGACCGACCGCTGGGAGCAGATGATGCTCATTGTCCGCGGCATGGGCGTGGGGGCCACCGGCGCATGAAGACGCCAGCCAACAAGATGCAGCAGCCCGCCACGTCCATCGCAGGCGTGTGCGGGCAGTGTGCCGGCAAGGGGCACAGAATTACAAACGGCGAGAAGGTGACCTGCCTAGCTTGCCGCGGAACGGGACAGGCCAAGGCGGGCGGTTACCAGACCAAGTAAGGATCGAACATGAGTCCGGAATGGCAGTGGGTCGCAGGCATCGTCATGTGCGTTATCGGCTTCGTGCTGACTACGTTCGTGGCCGTCGTCGGCTGGCTGATCAAGGATCGGCTCAGTTCAATCGGCGAGCAGCTCAAGCCCTTGCCCAAGATCGAAACCGAACTGGCGGAGGTAAAGGTGACACAGAAGCACCACTCCGAGAAGCAGGACGAGTTTTGCCACCGCCTGGAAAAAGTGGAGACGCACGTCAGCAACACGGAGCGAATTGCCCTGATGGAGTTGCGGCTTACCAAGGCCGAGGAGGAGATCATCGGCAACCGCAAGTTCGGTCACTGGGTTCGCAACGTGCTGGCGGCCATTGCCGGCAAGGTGGGCGCGGAGCTGCCGAAGGAAAACTAGAGAGCCGTCCAGG